ACCTAACTCATCTTCAGTGATTATCTTAAATTGAATCATACGATCCTTACAGAACTCAACTGCTGCTTTCCACTTTGCTTGATTGACAGCATAGGTTTGACACTCATAGATATATGATTTAGTTGCTCTTTGTTTCTTCTTGGGTGGTCGAGTTTGTTTTTTAGGTTTAACTTCGACAACATAGTTCTTAATTTTATTATTTTTTTCTTTTACTTTAATGATGTAATCAGGGAAATAACGATGCATACGATTATCAACTGGAGACATGTACGGTATAGAAAACTCCTCTGATGCCCAAGATATTATGTTCTCATTCTTATCGCACCACACACAGAAACGTCTTTCCCAACTACTTCTACAGATAATATTGTTTGGATTGCCCTGATATTTCTCTGGATTAGATGGTTTATAGCGACTTTTTATACTTTCTGCCATTATCTTGCATACATAATATATAAGGTCAAATGTATTTATAAATGGCTTCCATCCCACCACAGAGATTAACAGTAGATAAAATTGTAAGTGACTTGTTAGAACCAGCAACTACCTCGTTTTATCAGGTTACAATTAAAGATCCAAAGCAATTAAATGAAAAAGGAGATTCTTTTTCAGATTATCTTGCTAAACAAGGTCTTTCTGTTTTGTTTTCGCCAGGTCTTGATGTATCGAGAAAAAATAAATTGCAACTGTTTTGCTCAGAAGCAACACTTCCAGGCTCATCAATGGCAACAGCAAACTTAGATAATGATTTCACAGGAGTTTCAGAAAAGTATGCTCACCGTAGAGTATTTGATGAAGAGATTACACTGACGTTTTATTGTGATGCAAAAGAATACTTACCGATCAGATTTTTTGAAGCTTGGATGTCATATATGACAAATGATACAGATGATGGCCATTTTGGTGAATTTCATTATAAGATGAAGTTCCCTGCCAAGTATAAAGGTGGTTTAGAAATAACTAAATTTGAAAAGAACTTGAACTCACAAGATCCAGTTAGAGGTAGAACAAGACCATTAACATATACTTTTATTGATGCATTCCCAAAATCAATCTCGGCAATGCCCGTTTCATATGATGCATCGGATTTATTAAGATGTTCAGTTTCATTTACTTATACAAGATATAGTGCAAAACCTGCTGCAAAGTCTTTAGATCAAACATTTGCATATTATGCTGGTCAATTTGCTAATATTGCTGTAGATAAATTAACTGGAGTAGATCTTCTTGGTGATGTTGTGGGAGGAGTTGTTCAGAGATCACTCTCTCAATAACCCTGCTATATAATATACTGAATTGCATAATAGGATATCATGCCTTTACCAAAAATTGCGACACCAACGTATAGTATGGTGTTACCATCTACAGAAAAGGAAATAAACTATCGACCTTTTCTTGTGAAAGAAGAAAAACTTTTAGTTCTTGCTTTAGAAAGTGAAGATAATAAACAAATCACTACAGCTATCAAAGCAGTTCTTAAGAGTTGTGTTCTAACAAAAGGAATTAAAGTAGAATTATTACCTACATTTGATATTGAATTTTTATTCTTAAACATTCGTGGAAAGTCTGTTGGTGAATCAATAGATGTGAATGTAATTTGTCCTGATGATGAAAAGACCAGTGTTAAGGTGGTAATTGATTTGGATGATATCAAAGTTCAAAAAAATGAGAGTCATACAAACAAAGTTGAGTTGGATAAGAACTTAATAATGGAATTAAAGTATCCTTCTCTAGATGAGTTCATTAAAAATAACTTTGATTTCAAAGATGAGAGTGCAATGGAACAATCTTTTAGATTAATTGCATCTTGTATTGATAAGATATACAATGAAGAAGAAGTATGGGTTGCAGCAGACTGTACAAAGAAGGAGATAACAGAGTTTCTTGAGTCGATGAACTCATCTCAATTTAAAAAGATTGAAGAGTTCTTTACAACAATGCCTAAATTATCACATACTATAAAGGTAAAAAATCCAAATACAAAGGTCGAAAGTGAAGTTGTACTTGAGGGTTTAGCGTCTTTTTTCGGGTAGCAATGATCCATATGGATCTTGCTAGCTATTACAAGTTAAACTTTTCGTTGATGCAATACCATAAATACTCATTAACTGAGATTGAAAACATGATGCCTTGGGAACGAGACATCTATGTTGGATTATTAAAACAACATCTCGAAGAAGAGGAACTTAAACGACAGCAATCGAAGAATGCCTAAAACACCTGGTGCACTAGAAATATTAGAAGGTCTCGGATACGATCCAGTTGATATCGAATCCGATGCTGATTATATTCGTGCGTTAAAGGAATCATTTAATAAACTTCAGATACAAAATCCAAGTGATCCTAGATTAGAACCATTAGCAGATGCAGTAAAAGGATATAGACACGCAAAGAGTAAGAAAGAAGCAGCAAAGAGTGGTGGGGAATCAAGAGCAGCAAAGAGGAGGAAGGGTGAATCTTATGATGATGTAAAGGCAAAGATAGATGCGAAGGAGAAGAAGAAAAAAGATGCAATGAATTTCATATCACCAGGTTCTGCACCTCCTGCATTACCTCCAGCAGAGGCTGATGGTGATGGTGATATGTCTGGTGCACTTGCAAAGATATCTAGTGATGTAAATGTTATTAAAGGTATTGTTGAGGCTCAAAAGAAAATTGGTGAAGATCAAGCAGATGATACTAGAGAAGCAAGAGAGAAAAAGAAAAGAGGTATGGCAGAGAACCTTTTAGAGGGATCAAAAAAAGCGTTTGGAAAGGTTAAAAATGTAGCTGCAAAAATGATCAAACCAATGGAGGGTATTTTTAGTAGAATATTTAAGTTTTTAACTTTGTTTCTACTTGGATCTGGTTTGATGAAACTTCTTGATTGGATGGGAAATCCTGCTAATAAAAAAAAGATACAATCTATATTCAGATTTTTAGCAGATTGGTGGCCTGCTTTGGTTGCTCTCCTTTGGCCTCTTCTTGGTGGTATAGGTATGGTTGTGGCGGTGATCGCCCTAACAGTTGATTATCTTCCTAAGATAATTGATACTGTTAAAATGTTATTTGGATTTGGTAAACAAGTCGATAAAGAGATTGCAAAGAATGAAAAAGATTTAACGAAAGAAACTACTGTAAAACTTGATGACAAAACAGGGGAAGATCCACCTAGTCAAACAGTAACTGATGCAGAAACTAATGTAGATAAACCAAAAGATACACCAAAAGTTACAGAACCTCCTATGTATGCCAATAAGGGTGGTGAGGTTCCAGGCCAAGGAAATACAGATACAGTTCCTGCTATGCTAACACCTGGTGAATTTGTATTGACTAAGGAAGCAGTGAATCGAGTTGGTGCTGATACTTTATATGGAATAAATGCTGCTGCTGGTGGTGTTGGTAAATCTTCACAGAAGAAAAAATCTAAACCAGCGAAGAAATCCAAACCTAAAATGAAGACTTCAACAGTCGGAACTATGATGAATATGGGTGGATTGAATATGGGTGGTATGAGTAATGATGTGCAGTATATGAGTTATGGTGGCCCTGTTCAACATATGTTCATGGGTGGTTTAGTTAAGAGAGTATCTGGTGTGATTGCTAAAACACCACAAGCTCGTCTTCTAAAATTTGCAAGAAATCAAATCAGGAAAACTGGAGTTGGAGCACCACTATCAAAGTTGGCATCTAAGTTTCCTAAGATGTCATTTACTTTCCCTCAAACACCGACTGGAGATGCTAGTGGAGGGGAGACTCAAGGCCCTGCAATACCATCATTTGATGTTCGTGCATCTGGAGGTATAGCAAAAGAACAGACATTGGGGATAAGGAGATAAGATATGCCAGCACCAGCGATTGGAGCGTTACTAGGAGGTTCGGTGAAGGGAGCTGCTGTAGGAGCAGCAAAATCTTATGCTGTAGATAAAGCAAAGAGCTTTGTTAGTGGTAAGAAAAAAGGTGGTGCTTTAGTAAAGGCAGGTGGTCAGAAACCAACGGTAAATCCTTCTAATTTAATGGGTAGACAAGTTGGTGGAGATAAAGGGGGAGTAGATATTCCAGCATCAAGACAAACTATTAATGTAACTGCTATGGGATCTGATTCTCCTGTTGGATCAGGTGGTGGTAGTGGAGATGTAAAAATTGTACAAGATATTAGTGTTGCAGTCTCTGCAATTGCTGAGAGTATGAAGAGTGGTCTTGTATTAAAAGATAAACAAGAAGCCAAAAAAAGAAAAGCAAGAGAAAAAGATAAACGTGCTGCACAAGAAAAGGGTATAGAGGCTGGTAAACCAAAGAAAGAAGGTGGTGGTGGAGGAATGAACTTTAAAGTTCCTGGTGTTGGTTTGTTATCTGGTATATTTGGTTTTATTAGTAAGTTTTTATTTGGTGCATTATTAATGAAACTAGTTGATCTTGCTCCAAAGCTTGCACCATTACTTAATAATATTGCTAATGGTATTAAATTCGTAGATAATTTTTTCGGTGTGTCTGCGGGTGTTAGTTCTTTATTAAATGGTTTAGCTTCTTTTATTGATTTTGGATATCAATTAGTTGATGGTGCGGAGAAAGTAATTGGACAAGTTTTTGGTGTAGAGGGTGCTGAAAAATTCAAAATCTTTATGGAGAACGTAAGGAATTTGATCAATGGATTTATACTATGGAAACTTATAGGTCAAAAAATATTTCAACAAGTTGTTAAAAATATAACAAATGCTTTTAAACTTGTTAGAGGTTTTGCAAGAAGAGCATTTGTTGGTTTGAAAAGATTAATGGGGCCTGGTGCAAGAAAAGGTATAAGAGGAATATTTAAAGCAGGAAGAGGATTGGCAACTAAAGGATTGTCGAAGGTTGGTGGATTTGCTGCGAAGATATTTGGTAAGGCAGCACCTTTGATTACACCAGGTTTCAAGGCAGCTAAACCTTTTGCTTCTAAGTTCTTTAGTAAGATTCCAATCGTAGGGCCTCTTGTTGTTACTATTGTATCTCTTTTATCTGGAGAACCAGCAACTCAAGCAATATTCAAGGGTTTAGGTGCTGCATTAGGTGGTGCATTAGGAACTCTCATACCTATTCCTGTCTTAGGAACACTAATTGGTGAAACAATTGGTGTGTTTGTTGGTGATTTACTTTATGAAGGAATGTTTGGTAAAGGATGGGGTGAAGCAGGGAAGAAATTAAAGGATACACTTGTGACTATCTTTAAGGGTGGTAAATTTGTATTTGACTTTATGAAGAGTGGATTCGTTAATTTCATTAACAATTTTAAGAAAGAACATATGGTTAAATTACCTAAAATTCTTGGAGTTCAAGTTAAATTACCAGGTATAGGAGATACAATACCTAATCTTCTTCAACTATATAATCCGCTTGCAATGGTTCCTCTTCTTGTTAAGTCATTCTTTGGTGGAGAAAAGGAAGGAGACAATATTAAAAAAGATAGCAGTAATGCAAAAGTTGATGATACTAAAAAAGATATGGTTCTTGATGATGTTCAAGGAGGTGGTAAGAAGAATGATGCTGTAGAAGTAGCAAAAGAAACAACCTACGAAGAAGATGCTGGTGCGGTTAAGTTTATTCCAGTTCCAGTTGTACAATCTACACCAGTTACAGTTAAGAATGGTGGTGGTGGATCTGGTGGTGGAACAAATACAGTTCTGATAGATGATACTGAACTAGCCTTGTACGGAGGTAAATAATAATATGGAAATTAATAATGCACAAAAATCAGGCCCATCTAAGATTACAAAGGCAGATATAACTTCTAATTTTAAATTAGATCAACAGGAAGGGCCTAATAAAGGTAAACCATTAAACGCAAGTTTAGTTAATGGAATACTTCGTATGACTTACTACGAAAGTGTCTTACAAGATTCTATTAAAGCTAATATTGTTTATGGTGATGTTGGTAATGCTGTTGAGGGTAAGTCAGCAATAGAAGGTCTTCCTATTGTAGGAACAGAAGATTTTAGGTTAGAGTTTGAAGATAATAGTGAGAATAAAATTAAGGTGGATATGAATGTTAACACAGTGACTCCTGTATATGAAGACTCACAGAAGAATGTAGTTAGTATGGAATTAGTATCTGAAGAATTTCTTCTCAATGAAATGGGTGAAACAAGATTGCGTTCTAGATTTTACGGAAAAGTATCTGAGCATATTAAACAAATATTAGAGAAGAATCTAAAGACAGAAAAGGAATTGCATATTGAAGATTCTCTTAATGAATATAATTTTATTGGTAATGGTCGTAAACCTTATTATATGATGAACCTTCTTTCTAAACAAGGTATCCCTGATGGTTATCCTAGTAGAAGTGCTGGATTTCTTTTCTTTGAAACTTCTGAAGGTTTTCATTTCAAATCTCTAGAAGGTTTGTTCAAACAGAAACAAAAAAAATCATATATTTTTAATAATTCTACTGATATACAAGGAACTCCTGCTGGTTATGATGGTAAAATATTAAAATATCAATCAAATGCAACTCTTAATGTTCAATCAAAGATGAATATGGGTGCTTATAAAACTAAAATTGTTTTGTTTGATGCTTATAACTGCAAGTATATGACAGAAACTCATAGTGCTTATGGTGAAGCAGATGCTATAGAATCAGTAGTAGGTCAGGGTCTTCCTAAATTTAATACTAAATTTGATAGTGAAAATAAGAATGAATTTACTAGAACTACACTATACATGGTAGATAGTGGAAGTTTACCTGGTGCTAAAAGCACTGAGGATCAAATAAAGGCAAACACGGCAGATAATTTTAAGGCCATCTCAACATTAAATCAATCTATTCGTAGATACAATCAACTTTTTGGTGGTATGATGGAGATAACTATTGCTGGAGATTTTAGTTTACACGCAGGAGATGTAATATTTGTTGACATCTTCTCCGTTCAAGCAGAGAAAGATGATACAGTGAATAGGGAAAGTGGTGGTCTATATATTATAGCTGACTTATGCCACTTTATTAATGCTGATGGAACCTATACTAAGTTAAACTTAGCAAGAGATTCCTTCGGTAGAAAAGGTAATCATAGCACGAGGTAACTTATGAAAAGCATAGAAGATCACATTCAAAAAGACAAGGAAATTCTTGCTGATCCAAATACATCAGAACCAATGCGTCATCACATTGAAGAGGAATTGCATGAACTAGAAGTATATGAAGAGCATCACAAAGAAGAGATAGAAGCAGGAGATCATCACGATCCTAATGCTATTGAACTATTCTGTGAGATGCACCCAGATGAGCCAGAGTGTTTAGTATACGACGATTAAAATATGGAGGGAGGATCATTATTTAATCCTGGTTTTTTAGGTGGCAGTTTTCTTTGGTTTATAGGCCAGGTTGCTGATGATTCAACGTGGAGAGAAAACCAAAATCCTGGTAAGTTTGAAGAAGTTTCGGAGATGCCAGCATGGGGTTACAGATATAAGGTTAGAATAATTGGTCAACACGAGCAAGATGAAGCAGATGTAACTGCGGAGGAACTTCCTTGGGCTCAGGTGATGTATCCTGTGACTGCTGGAACTGGTCACGGTGGATCATATCAAACCCCCGCAATCAAACAAGGTAGTTTTGTTTTTGGTTTCTTTCTTGATGGAAAGGATCAACAGACTCCAATAATTATGGGTTGTCTTGGTAACAATGCTAAGACTAAACTTGAAAGAAAAATGGGAACCGAGGGTAGCGGTGGTAAAAACTTTACTCCCGTGAGTTTCTTCTCTAAGATGATGGAAGAAGAACCTGTTGAGCAGAAACATCTTAAGGATGGAGATCTTGCACCTAAACAAGCAGGAAATGATGCATATAGTTCACCATCAAAAGAAAATGTAACGAAAGAATCATCAGACGCAAATAATTTAAAGACTACTGCTGATAGAAAAAAATATGGTGTCTTAACCGAGAAACATGCACTTGCTTGCCCAGACCCAGATAATCAATCTGAGGTGAAAAATATGCAGACAGTTATAGAAAAAATATCTACTAAGATAGAAGAGTTTCAACAATCTCTTTTAGATGCTGACCTCTCTGCTGGTTTACCTATTCTTGAAAACGATAAAAATATAGATCAAACAATTGAAGAAGGGGCTGAGGAGATGGCAAAATATATGAAAGGAATAATGGGTAAAGTTCAACAGTTCACAACTAAAGAATTTAATGACAAATTATTACCATTAGAAAATGTAACTCCACCTTCACATAAATTAGACGTATTAGATAAAAAAGTAAAAGGTCTGGAAAAAATTGCTTGTATGTTTAATAAGTTGGCAGGAATTGCACTTGTAGGATTACTTGCTGCTGCATTGAAGAATGCTTTTAATAGAAAGAAAAAGAAGGCAGAAGATGCTGCTGCTAATGCTGCCACATCTGAAGCAGGAGTTGTTGGTGTAAGTACATCAGCAGTAATACCTAGTGTTCCCACTTTAGATACACCTGGTTCTGGAGATGTTGCACCACCATCTGCTGATGGGTTCTATAGACCTACACCTCTCTGTGAGACAGAAGAAATTATTGGTGAAGTATTGGGTGGAACAATTAATACTATTATGTCAGGATTTGATAGTGCAATTGGCCCTGTGGTTGATGAAATTCAAAATTCTCTTGGAGGATCGTCAACAGAAACTGGATCAGAAAATATAGGAACTATTGATAATGCAATAAATGAAAATAATGTTTTAGCATCTCTATCTTCTGGTGCTTTAGTTTTAAGTATAACTCAAACTTTAGCAGATGAAGCAAAGATAGATCCTAATAGTGTTGGAAGAACGAATCGTTATTGGTCAGATGGAACTTGGGGTAGTGGATTAGTTGCATTTATTGATTCTGTTGGTCGAAACACACCAGACAATCAGCAGTTGATCGCGGATGCTCTATTATTAATTGATGATAAATCAGATCCAGATGGTATAGCAGCAGGATTAACATTAACTTCAAATATATTAGGTATCAATGAAAATCTTTTAACTGGAATAGGGAGTGCTTTTCAAGCAATCAGAACTGGTAATATCCCTGATTTAATTGCTGCTGCAGGTAGTTTAGCAGCGACTAATCCAAGAATCTTGAATGCTATTGTTGGCGAAGGTTCTGCACTTGCTGGCCCATTATCAGGTGGGTTGGGTTTAGGTGCATTGGGTGGTATGAACTTTGATATTGCATCAGCTTTAAACTTTGTTAATTCAATCACTAAATTATTTGATTGTGATCCTAAAACAGAGTGTTCACCAAATGATACATTTACTATGCAAAGTGGTGGTGGATCTTCGGGTAAACCTAACTCTTCATCTATTGCAGACTCTGCACAGAACACTGCAAACTCCGTTCCTGATAGAAAATCTTATGGAACTAGCACAGAAAAGTTGAGTTCCAGTAAAAAAGGTGTTACAATAAAGAAAGTATTTGCTAAACCAAAGTCAAGAACAAAAGACCTAACTAATCTAGTCGGTTATGTTAAAGGTCAACCATATTATGGCCCATTTCATATTCATGAAAGAGGTGATGGAAGTTCTGTTAAGATGGTTGGTATTGCACATACAACAGCTCCTCATGATATCATATATGACACAGTTCAAGAGAGTTTAGACTAATGCCAATAACACCAACGTCATTTGATAATATTAAAGTAGGATACATCAGTGAAACCGATGGTTACATTAAAGATGTATCAATTTCTGATGCAAATTCATATGCAGAATTAAATCCAGAGACAGAATTTATTTTTATAGATGGTGATGAGAAGGTTAGATTTTTGACAATTAATGAAGTCAATGCATTAACTCCCAAAAATTTACTGAGATCTGATCCTTGTCTAACTGGAGATCAACCTTGTGGCCCACCAAAACTTAAGTTTTTTGGAGGAGGTGGTGTTGGAGCAGCTGCTAATCCAGTTGTAGATAGTAGTGGTAATTTAATTGCAGTTGATCTTGTGAGTGGTGGGTTTGGATACACTTCACCTCCACAAGTTCAAGTGATTGACCCTTGCAAAAACGGTAGTGGTGCTGTTCTTCAAACAATATTAGGAACTGGTTCTTTAACTGGAGTTGTTGTAAAAGTGATCATTAAAGATAGTGGTCAAGGTTATCTTCCACCACCACAAACAGTTCCACAATATCCTGCTGTTCTTGAACTTACGGGTGTCACTGTGACTAATCCAGGTTTTAATCATAATTGTGGTGTTGATAAGATAGAAATTGTACCAAGTAATGGTAGTGTTCTCTCCTATAAGTGCGATCCTTTTGGTAAGATAAAATCAGTATCTGTTGATAAAGGTGGTAGATTTACAGAGTTACCACAAATTAGAATGAACACTGAGACAGGATTCAATGCATCTTTTGTTCCTGATTTTAGTATTGTTCGTGATCCACAACCAGTTGAACCTGTAATTACAGATGTGGTTCAGGTGTATGATCTTGTTGGGTTAAATATTAATGGTTATGTTGATGGCAAACCTTACTATGGAAACATATATTATGTAAATGGTGTCAGATATGCAGGAACGTCTGCACAAACATCTGGAACTAATATTGTGGTTTATGATACTCAACTTGCAAGTCTTCAGAAGAGACAAATTGATGGTACAATTTCTCCAAGTCAAATACAGGAGAGTGAAACTCAGGAGGACACTATAGAACCTATAAGTTCTCCATCAAGAGGAAGTTACTCCACTACACCAACGAGTACTCCATCAACCACTCCAGCAACACCAAGCACACCATCAACAACACCTAGCACACCATCAACAACACCTAGCACACCGTCAACACCAAGCACACCTAGTAGCGGTGGTGGATACGGAGGAGGATACTAATGTCTGAGAAAAAGAATTTTTGGAACCAAGTATGGAGTGCCATGAATGGTGCTATTACTTTTGGTAAACTAAGTCCAAAAGGTGATGTTACTTCAAGTGTTGCCATAGAAGCAAGAGATGGTAGACATTTTATATGTCTTGATGAAGATGGTGAACGCACAGGTTATACTTTAATGAGTGCACCTGGTGCAACTTTTATTGAGACGGGAGATGATTTAACCAAAGAACAACAAGCAGTCATGATTCTAGCAAAGAATGGTGACATAACATTAAAGGCATCAAATGGTAAGATTAAATTAGAGGCACTTGATATTGAACTCGTTGCTAATGGTAATGCTCCACATGGTATACTTTGGGCAAAAGCAGAAGAGGCCTTGAAACTTGACTCAAAAAATGTTACAGTAGATGGAAAGCAATCTTGTAAAATGATGACAACAGGTTTGATGGCAGTAGAGGGAAAGCTTGGTATGCAGATGATATCACCTCTTATTGAGGGAGTTTCTTCTGCTCTGGCCAAAACTGAATTACCCAAACCCGCAGAAATAAACAAGGAGTAACATGTCATTTTCATTAGACGAAATATTTTGTTATACAGGGCAACTTATTGTTGCTGCGAAGAAAAAAGTTCCTAAAGCATTAGGAGTAGGAAAAGCTAAAGTAGAACATACTGCATACATTGAAGGTAACACTCAGATAGGAAAGGTGGATGCCTTTTCCAATCCTACTGCAACATTGATGGTTGGTAGAGAAGATGCAATAGGAACAAATCTTGCAATAAACACGAAGGGTAATCAAAAAATAGAGGGAGATGGTGGAACCACATACTCTTTAGAAGTAACAGGCGGTAAGGTTCACTTTACTGATGATTTAATATGTGATGCGATTGGCCCTACCAGTCTTGCTGCTAGATTTGGTGTGGCAGATAAAAAACCAGTAAAACCTTTTGATATTCAACACCCAACAAAGGGAGAGGGTTGGAGACTACGTTATGTTTCTCTTGAAGGCCCAGAATCTGGAGTATATTGTAGAGGTAGAGTTAAAAATCAAAAGATAATAAAATTACCAGAATATTGGAAAGATTTAGTTCACGAAGATAGTATATCTGTTCAACTACAACCAATTGGTCATCATCAAAACATTATTGTAAAGAGATGGGATAGTGAATTCATTTATTTACAAGGTCAAGGTGGAGGCCCTGTCAATTGTTTCTATCATGTTTACGCAGAGAGAAAAGATGTCAATCCTCTACTCACAGAATATGAGGGTAATAGCAGATATGATTATCCAGATCCAAACTTTAGTGAAAAATCTGATATTCCAATAGAAGAGAGAAATTACACAGATCCAAATTATAAATTCCCAAGAAATACTTACACAGTTTGACAAACCGTATTGATTGTGCTATAATCATCATATATGCAACAATCACTAATGGATGATGAATACTTGACACGCTGTGTCGTTGATCCACTCAAACGTAAACTTTATCTTTATTCTAGTGAGGGTGATGAGAAAACCGTAGACTGTGAAACCGTGGATCAGTTTATGAACTTGCTACGGTTTGTGCGTGATACAGCAAGCGATGAGGTGTTATCATACGTTAATCCTCTTTAACGGCCACCAAAATTAGCTTTAGCTTCCAAAAAGGCGGGAAAAAAATCCCGCCAATTTTTTTGCTCTATTAGTTTTTTTATAAAATGTTATTGTCTCTTTTTCCTACTATTATCCATAGTCATAAAATAACTAATTTTGAAAATAGTCAAAAAAAGTTAATTGAGTTTATATACGATGAAAGGGAAAAAGATGATATTGGTGTAAAAGCATCTAATAGTGGTGGATGGCATTCTAAGAGAAATTACCATGAGAAGCAAGATAACATTTTGTATCACATAGTAAAATCGGCAGTAAAAACACATTTTTCAGATAATGATGTTTTTAAGGAAAACCTTCAAATAGAAATTAGTGCTTTATGGGCAAATATAAATGGAAAGGGTGATTATAATGTTTCGCATATTCACCCAGACTCAGATATATCGGGTGTTTTGTGGATTCAGATCCCAGAAAATTCTGGTGTTATAGAATTTACTTCTCCTCACATGTATAATCAGTTTAGAGAGAGACAAATTTATAAAAAGAAAATAATAGATAATGCTGGAATTCATTCGGCTTGGTATTTAATACCCACTGAGGGAAATGTTATATTCTTCCCTTCTTCTCTTTTTCATGAGGTTGATACTAATAATTCGGAAAAAGATAGAATATCCGTTTCCTTTAATTTAAATATTATAAATACCTAAAAAGTATAGCGAGTAAAAATGGCTGTTCGCATAGATGGAAATAATGATCTGATAAACGCTGCAGATGGTACGCTCACGGTAGAGGGTATATCTGTTAATATAACTGGTATCTCTACTGCCAGTGGCGGTTATAAGGTTGGAACTGCTTATACAGTATTCCCTAATGGAAACGTTGCAACTGCTGGTATCGTAACCGCAACTTCGGGATCATTTACGAATGGTGTAGATGCAAGTAGCAGCACTGTAACAGCAAATAAAGTAACTTTATCTGATACAATAGAACATAGTGGTGATTCAAATACAAAGATAAGATTTCCAAGTGCTGATACTATTTCATTTGAAACTGCAGGTAGTGAAGCACTTCGCATCAATTCTGATGGTGATATTAATGTATCAACAGCCGCAACCATCAAGGCAAATGGAAACGCTACTTTCTCTGGTATTGTAACTGCTGCATCATTCTCTGGAGATGGGTCAAGTTTATCTGGTATAGATGCTACTACTATTAAAGATAGTGGTGGTAACGTAGTGGTTCAAGGTACTATTGGTGGTGCTGTTGTAACTGGAGTCATGACTGCTAATGTTTCTGGTGTTTACTTAGGAACTCATGCAGTGGGAGTTGGAACTACAACAACAACGGGTAGAGATGCAGGTATTGGAACTCCCGTAGGATCATTAGTTTTTAATCGCACTGCTAATGCTGTTCAAGTTTTTAAAGGCAATAAATGGAGTGATATTACTGACGGTCAGTTTACTGCAACTGGTGGAACTAAGAGTACATCTGGTGGAAAAATATACCATACGATGACAGGATCCACACCGTTTGTTGTTTCTCGTGGTACTGGAAATATAGAACTTATGGTTATTGGTGGTGGTGGATCTGGTGGTGGTGCTGAAGGAGCGATTACTGGTACTAATGGCGGTGGCGGTGGTGGCGGTGCTGGTGCGGTCATCTATAAGGCTACATATCCTGTTACTACTGGAACATATAGTGTTAGTATTGGTGCTGGTGGTGCTGCAGTGTCTACACGAGTTCAAGGTAATGATGGAGGAGACACTACTTTTGGTTCACTTACTGCTGGAGGCGGTGGTGGCGGTGGAGTAGCGTCTGAATCACCAAATGTTGGTGATAATGCTGCTGGAAATGCTGGTACGGGTGGTGCATCTTCTGGTGGTGCGGGTGGTGGCCCTAATAATGCTCAAGCACCTGATCCCCCTCAATCTTGGCCAGGAAGTGGTGATTCCCCAGATAATGGATGGGGTGGAAGAGGTGGAAAAACTAATTCTCATCCAAATACTGGTGGTGCAGGTGGAGGAGGTGCTAGATATGATGGAATGAATTGTGTTACTAATAATCTTGGCACTGCAGATGGTGCACCAGGTGGTCAGGGTGTGACTCTCTCTACTTCAGGTAGCCCAGTTGGTTATGCAGGTGGTGGTGGAGGAGCAGGTGGTGCTCAAGAAGCTCCAGGTGGTCAAGGTGGGCATAATAATCCAGGTGCAGGAAATGCTCCATATCCAGATACTAACGCATTTGGAGCAGCTAAAGGTGCAATGATCGCAAGTGGAGTTGTAACACCTGCTACTGCTGTTACTGCAAACACTGGTGCTGGTGGAGGTGGTGGTGCTGAATATCCTGGTGGCCCTTCTCCTAATACCTGTGGTGCTTCTGCTGGAGCAAGTGGAGTTGTAATAATCAACTATCCAGAGTAATTAATAGAGGTTAAAAACATGGCACATTTTGCAAAAATAGGTGTTGATAACATTGTTCTCAATGTAGTGGCATTACGCAATATTAATTGTGTAGATGAGGATGGTGTTGAAAAAGAATCAATTGGAAAAGAATACTTAGAACAAAATACTGGTCACAGTGCATGGGTGCAGTGTTCTGCTAATACCCAAGATGGTGTTCATAAAGAAGGAAGAACTCCTTTGAGGGGAACTTTTCCTTCTAAAGGATGGGTGTATGATTCTACTAATGATATCTTTTATAATCCAAATGCCAAACCATATGATTCATGGGTTTTAGATACAACCACTTCTCGATGGGAACCACCCACTGCTAGACCCACTGAAACTGATGCAGAGAGAGCTGCAGGTAAATGTTATAAATGGAATGAAACTAATAAAGCATGGGAACTGAAATCAGGAGTTGGTATTTCGACAGTAACATAAATATAGTCACTTGTTAAAATAGTATGACAACTCGTAAATTTCATGATATTGAGTATCCAATTCCAGGATTAAATACTGCAATGAATGTATTAAGGCCAGGTGCTAATTTTACATTAGGTGGTGGTAAATGGGTCGAGTGGGAGCATGAATCTCCACCGCCAACTTGGGATGAATTAGATGCAGAACTTAATAGGCAAAAACCAATTTGGGAATATTATGAGTATGAAAGATTGAGAGAAAAAGCTTTCCCTCGTGTGACAGATCAATTAGATATGTTGTATCATGACATTAAAAGTGGTAATATTGAAAATGGATTATTTGTTCAAGCAATTGATAAAGTAAAGAATAAATTTCCAAAACCAGAAGGATCACCTCCAAAATATCCATAATAATGCAAATATATGATGATTTCCTTCCTCAAGATGAGTGTCAATTGTTGAAGGAACAAATTTGTTTTAATAAAAATTTTCCATTTTATCTTCATAATTACGTTGCTCTTTGTGATGAAGAGACATCATTATGGAATTGGTATGGAACACATGTTTTTTACGAAGATGGTAATATTAATAGTCAATATTTTGAATTTGTGAATGAGATTTTTATTCCTAAATTTATTGAGATGGGAATTTTTAAATCTCTTATAAGAATAAAAGCTAATTTTTATTCCAATACAGACTCTATGAAGGAGCACGGATCTCATCGGGATTATCATTATTCTCATAATGCAGCAGTTTACTCTTTAAATACTTGTGATGGGTTTACACGCTTAGAAAGTGGTGATATAATTAATAGTGTAGAGAATAGATTGGTTATTTTTGATGGAGATCAAATTCATAATTCTAGCACTACCACTGATCAACCTGTAAGATTTAATCTTAATTTTAATTTTAATTGATAATTATGGCATATCAAAGCGTTTGGTATTTTACAGATCTCCCTGCGGATGTAGTTAATATTATAGAAAGAGACGTATCTGAGAAGTTTGATATGAATATGGGTGAATCAAGATTGGATGGAAATACTGTAAATAAAGATAAAAGAAATTCATATAATGCATGGATTCCTACTAGTCATTGGGTGGGAGGATTTCTTTGGCATTATGTGCAAAGGGCTAATAGAGAGAACTTCTTGTATGATTTGCGGTGTATTGATGCTGAGAACATGCAATATACCCGTTATGCTGAAGGGCAACACTATACTTGGCATAATGATTCTGGATTGGCTGGTCATTACAAACCTATATCAAATGGTGATCATAAAGAAGCTGATAAAAAACATCAAGATTTTATAAATGAAAACACAGAATTGGTAAGGAAACTATCTTTTACTTTACAATTATCTGATCCTGATGATTATGAAGGTGGAAATGTTCAGTTACTTGATGAGACAGGAAAAAGTTATATTGCACCTAGACAACGTGGTTGTATAATTTTATTTGATTCTCGAACTCAACATAGAGTATTGAAGGTGACTAAAGGAACTCGTAAATCTATTGTAGGTTGGGTCGTTGGGCCACGCTGGAAGTAAATATTATGACAGAACTTGAAATTGTTAAAAATGAGTATGACAATGCGGGAACTTCTTGGACTCGTAATGAACAATTTGATAAAAATGGTTATCTATTAGTTAACAATTTATGGGATCCGAAAGAACTTTACTCTCCATGTGGTGTTGAGAGGGGAAGATATACTTGGTGGGGGAGAAAGATGGATCAATTTAATGTAACGAGTGAAGTTGAAGAACAGGTAGAAGGTTCTTTTGCACGTTACTTTTATCCACAGTATATACATGTTCATAATGGTATTAGATTAATATTAGAAAAAATTATTGGTCGTAAACTTTATAATACCTATTATTATGATCGTTTTTATTTTCCTGGCCAAAGGTTAGACAAACATACTGATCGTGATGCTTGTGAAATATCAGTGACAGTTCATGTTAGTACTAACATTGAAGAACAATGGCCTATCTGGATAAAAACACCTGATGTTTTTAAAGATGACAAAAAAACAGAACTTTTAACTAAAGGAGAGAAAAATGGTATTATCTTAGAGCCTGGAGCTGGAGTAATATATAAGGGTTGTGAAAGACCTCATTGGAGAGAAGAATTGCCAGGTCTTTTAGATATGTCATTAAATCTTTATCATAAAGGTGAGACACAACAACTTTATTACCATCAAATTTTTTTCCATTATGTTTTGCAGGATGGAATAAGAGCTCATTGTGCATGGGATAGGAGAGTATAATTATGAGTGAATTATCACAATTACAAAAAGTAAATTGTGGGGAAATTAGAGTTGTTATTCCTGAAAATCTTGGGTGGTTAGAATATAGATTGAAAGAGGAAGAAATGAATTATGTCAAACAGTGTATTGATAATAGAAAAGGTGATCATAGAAAAATACTTGCTGGTAACATAAAAGACAGTAATACTTTATATGATAAAGATAATTGGTTCTTTAACAATACGATTCAGAAATTAATTCATATCTATGGAACAGAATTCAGTAATTTGGGAGAGGATATTCCTCTCAATCAATTTCATCCATATTATATGGATAATTGGTGGGTGAATTATCAATATAAACATGAATTTAATCCTTTACATACCCATACAGGAGTTTATAGTTTTGTAATTTGGATTAAAATTCCTACTGATTTTGAAAAACAGAATGAAGATAATGTAAGTAATATGCCATCTAAATCAGCTTTTAAATTTATTCATACGGATAATTTAGGGCAATTTAGGCATTATAATTATGAATTAACTCCTGCAGCCGAGGGAATAATGTTATTTTTTCCAAGTAAATTAAATCACATAGTATACCCTTTTTATGAATGTGATGAGGAAAGGATAAGTATTTCTGGAAATATTGGTGTGGATACCATCAGAACTAAAGATAAAAAATGAAATGCCCTTTATTTGACTTCCCTTCTTATCGATATGAGGTTGATGATTGGGAATTTAAAAAGAAAGAATTATTAAAACAAATTGACAAGCAAGAGTTCGTAAGAACTAAACTTCAATGTTTTGAAACTGATAGACAGACAAATGATAGAAGTTATATTCATGATTTGGAAAAAATTCTAAGACCCACTCTTATTGAATTTTGCGAGGAAGAACAAGTTAATTGTGTATTGAAGGATGCTTGGTGTGTTAAATATAAGAAAGGAGACCATCAAACCATTCATAATCATAGAAGTTGTGGATACTCTGGAATTTTGTATTTGCAATATGATCCCGAAGTTCATACACCCACATGTTTTATGGCTCCTTGGCAAAATCCTAAAACAGATCAAACCTCTCTTTCATATCCCCCACATATTAAAGAAGGAGTAGTTTTTATTTCCCCCTCTTCTACTCATCATTTTGTTGAACCGAATATGAGTGATAAACAAAGAACTATTATTGCTTTTGATTTAGTGCCTATCATGAATTATGATAAATAATCCGTAGAGAAACACAGCAGAAGCAGCTGACTAAATATATTGGATTCACATACACTATAAATAATCCATAACGCATTAATATAAGATTGGAATAACAACATGGGTCTTTCCAGATTAGAGAATTTTTTAAAGAACGTTCGCGGGAACATCCTGTATGTAAGTCCTAATGACTTGGATGCGACTGATAGTATCGAAAATAAAGGTAATTCTCTCACTCGCCCTTTCAAGACAATTCAGAGAGCTTTAATCGAAGCAGCAAGATTCTCATATCAGTCAGGGTTAAACAACGATAGATTTGCACAAACAACAATTCTTCTATATCCTGGTGATCATGTCATAGACAATAGGCCTGGTTATATTCCTGATGGATCAGGTAATTTTAGAACTAGAAATGGATCAACCACTTCTGATTTTTCTGCATGGGATTTAACTACAAACTATGAGTTAGCAAACGTAAATAATGCTCTATTCAAGATGAATAGTATTCATGGTGGTGTGATAATACCCCGTGGAACTTCACTTGTAGGTTTAGATTTAAGAAAGACAAAGATAAGACCAAAATTCGTTCCCAACCCATTAAATGATACAGTTCAAAATTCAGCTATATTTCGTGTAACTGGTGCTAGTTATTTCTGGCAATTCTCTATATTTGATGCAGACCCAAATGGTGTTGTGTATCTTGACTATACTGAAAATACATATAAACCAAACTTTTCACACCATAAGTTGACTGCATTTGAGTATGCTGATGGTGTCAATAAAGTAAGAATTAATGATACATATCAAACTTACGGTTCTAACACTAGAACTGATCTTGACATGTATTATGAAAAGGTAGGTTTAGTGTATGGTGTTACATCTGGTCGTCAGATTGAACCAGACTATCCATCTACTGGATTAGATATTCAAGCAAAAATTGACGAGTTCCGTATTACTGGGCCTAAGACTGGATCTGTTGGTATCAGCAGTATCAAGGCTGGTGATGGAACAACATCATCAAACGTTGTTACAGTCACAACAAGTTCTGCACTTTCTGGTGTTGATGTAGATACTGCGATTGTAATTGATGGTATCACTGCAACTGGATATGATGGTCAACATGTTGTGACTGATAAGATCAGCAATACAGTATTCAAATATAGTGTTCAAAATTCACCTTCTGATGCACTTCCATCAGTATCTGGATCTACAGCATCACTTACAATTGATACAGTAACCTCTGCATCTCCTTATATCTTTAACATATCACTTCGTTCTGTATTTGGAATGAATGGTTTACTTGCAGATGGTAACAAAGCATCTGGATTTGCTTCTATGATGGTTGCCCAGTTCACAGGTATTGGATTACAGAAGGATAATAATGCATTCTTAAAGTATAACTCTACCACAGGTGCATATGATGATGGCACAGTATCTGGTAATGAGAGTCTAAACACAGATTCAAGAGCAGTATATAAACCAACATACTCAGGTTCACATATTAAAGCAATCAACGGTGCAACAATTCAGGCTGCATCTGTATTTGCAATTGGTTATGCAGAGCACTTCCTATCAGGAACTGGTAGTGAAATGTCAATTACCAACTCCAACTCAAACTTTGGAGCAAAGGCATTAGTTGCAGAGGGATTCAAGAAGAACGCATTCTCACAAGATGATGTAGGATATATCACACACATAGTTCCACCAAAAGAATTTTCAACTTTAGATAAAACCGTTGAGTTTCAGACTTTAGACATTGCTACAACTGTAGGTGTCACAACAACGACTGAACGCTTATATCTAAAAGATCAAACAAACCCATCAGTCAAACCAGAGAATGTTTTAGATGGATATAGAATCGGTGCAGGAACATCTGATAGATTACATGTTCTAATTCCTATTTCAGCAGGTGTTACATCAGAATTCAGCTCTAGAATTGTGATGCCTAACTCACAGTCAAGTGGTGAGAAGTCATTTAATGTAAATAGAAGTTCTGCTGGTATCAATAGTATTACAAGTAATCAGATAGAATTAACCGCAGCACATACCTTTGAAAATGGTGAATCTATTAGAATTTTAAGTGATGATGGTTCTTTACCTGATGGTTTAGATCCAAATGAGGTATATTATGCAATTACGAGTGGTATATCAACAAATATTGGTTTAAAAGTTGCTAAAACTTTATCAGATGCAGAAAATACGACTGCTTTAACAATCAATAACCGTGGTGGATCATTAAAGGTCGTAAGTAGAGTATCTGATAAGAATTCTGGTGATATAGGCCATCCAATACAGTATGATGATGTTGTTAAGAACCAATGGTATATTAAAGTTGGTATAGACACAACAGATTCTGGTGCAAAGAACAAAGATACTATTTACAATTACTTCTTAAATCAAGGAACATCAGGATTAGGAAATGCTTCTCCTCGTTCATATATTAAGAGAAAATCTGATGAAAGAAAACAGGATGATACAACATATCGTTTAAGATATGTAATTCCAGCAGCAACTGGAGTTGCAGTCGCAAGACCACCAAAAGTTGGTTATGTTCTTCAAGAATCAAACACTTCTATTGGATCTACAACTGCTGAGATTCAGACATACTTTGGATCTGAGAACTTTACAAACGTAGCACAACAGAGAAACTTTAGTTTCATTGCAAATGCAAACTATTCATCTTCAAGTGCAAATGTCATCACAGAGATGCCACACAATTTATCTGTGGGATCTTTAGTTGAAGTTATAAATGCAAAGAGTAGTGTCAATACAACAGGTGCTGGTAACTCTGGATTCAACGGAACATTCAGAGTCACAGGTATCAGTAGTGCAAGAGAGTTTACTGTTGGAATGTCAACAGATCCTGGTACATTTACTGTAATTGATACGATAACCAGAGACACTACACTTCCACATTTCAAGAGAAAGGATTATAAGACAACATATTACATACAAGACACAGAAGAAGTTCAAGAGTATATCAGTGGAACACAAGATGGTATCTACTATCTTACCGTATTAAATTCATCTGTATCTCCTACAGTCACACCATTTACTGGAGAGAAGTTTACTCAACCAATTAAGTATCTTTATCCTCAAGTTAATCGTGATAATCCTGTTGCAGACCCAGATGCAGCCACATCACATGCACTTTCAAGAACTATTGGTGAGACTACCATCAATGATGTAAGAGATAGTCTTACTAAAGAAACAGTCGATGCATTTGTTCGTGACAATAATATTGGTATAGGAATCACACAGATCATTACAGATGCTGGTATTAAGACAGACCATACTAAGATACCTGTAGATCATTTCCAATATCCACTATCTAAAAAGCATACAATTTTCACAGATGTTGATCATGGATTCAACGGAATACAAAAAGTTAGTATCGCAAGTAGTGGTGCTGGATATGGAACTGGTGGTGCTAGTGACGAAATATATTACAATGCACAGTTATTAAATTCTGAAGAACTTGGAGTTCCTACATTTGGTAGTGATGGAGTAGAAAATGCAGTTGGTGTTGGAACTACAACTGGTAAACATGCGACTGCAAAAGTCACTGTAGATAAAAATAATGGTGGTATCACTGCGATTACCATCATGAATCCTGGTAGTGCTTTTGGTATCGGTAACACAATGTATGTTGCTGGTATTGGAACGGCTGCTGCTAATATTGGTGGAGGTCACAGTGCTGCGAAAATCACAGTCACGAAGATTGATAGTAATATTGGAGATATAATTAGAATTACTGGTGTATCATCAGAAACTTATTCACAATACAACGATCTATATCGTATTAGTGATGTTCATGTTGGTGCTGCACGAAGTTTCACTGTTATTGGTAACTCTGCTGTAACTGGTGTTACGACTGCTGGAATAGGATCAGTATTGACTGCAAATGCTGTGGTCACTCTAACTGGAAAACCAATCGGAATCAGTACATACACATATGATACTGCTACAGGTATAGCAACTGTTGGAACATCAACCTATCATGGATTAGGTGTTAACTCTAAGGTGACTGTTGCAATATCTACAGTCGGTGTTAGAACTGATGGTGATTCCACAATTCCTTTAGCAAGAGAATTGGGTAACTTCACTGGATCATTTACTGTCGTTAAGGATAGTGGAGATCAGAAGTTTGAGATAAATCTAGGTATTGCTGCTACAACCACAACGACATTATCAGTTGGTTCATCAATGTTTGTAATGCCAGAAGGCATCTCATCAAATGATGGTACACCTACAGTTGATGATGAGAGTTTAAGTGGTAGAATGGTATCCATTTATGATGGAACTCAGACATATCTTGATACTGCAATGACTAAGACAACTACAGAGATGAGACCTGTAGGCCTTGGTCTTACCAACCAGATTGGTGTGAAGATAGGTGATTACTATCAGATTGACGATGAGATTGTTAGAATCAAGAACAATCCACATCCGCATTCAGCTGCTAGTGATCCATCCAACCCATTGACTGTGTATCGTGCAGTTCTTGGAACTAGAGCAGCAGCACACGTTGTTAAATCTGTGGTTCGCAAGATTAAACCGATACCAGTTGAATTAAGAAGACAATCTATTAACAGAGCAACGGGTCATACATTCGAGTATCTTGGATTTGGGCCTGGAAACTACTCAACATCTCTACCAGAAAGACAAGATCGTAACTTATCAGAGGCAGAGGAACTTATAGGTCAATCTCTTAGAAAGAATGGTGGTGTAAACTACTTCTCTGGAACTAATGATAAAGGTATTTTATTTGCTGGTAACAAGAAACTAGATCCTATTGCTGGTAAGGAGGAGATACATAGTACTCCAATCAGAACAGTCACAGGTGAAGATATCTCTGTCAAGAAGGGTATCAATATAGTTAAGGCAACAGAAGGTGACTTCTCATCATCTATCAATGTAACTGGTGGTGATGAAGGTAAGATTATTTCTGAGTTCAAAGGCCCTGTGGTCTTCAGTAATAAGGTAACATCTTCTTCTACTAAGGGTCTTGAAGCATCATCTCTATTCTTACAGGGAGATGCAACAGTTTCTAGAAAATACACTGTTGGAATCGCAACTCCAACTTCTGCAGGAACTGCTGGTGATATTACATTCAGTAATAACCCACAAGGTGGTAAGTATCTTGGTTGGGTCTACACAACTGATAATGCGTGGAAGAGATTTGGTAGCATAAGCACCGAAGCAAACTATGATTATCATACAGTTGATAAACTACACATCGGAACAGGTGTAACTATTACATCAGATGGTGCATACACATCAAGTGGTAATGTATCAATCGCTGGTTCAATCGGTGTAGGAACTGCGGCTCCAAGAGCAACACTTGATCTTTCACAAGGTGCAATTGGAATCAACACATTTATGATACTACCTAAAGTAAGCAGCGTTGTTGGATTAGGAACAACTGCTGGTGCAATGATGTTCAATACTGCTACAAGTAAGTTCCAAGGATTTACTGGTGCAGCTTGGGTTGATCTACACTAATCAATTTTAATAAATAGTAAAAAAGCAAGGGGGAGAGTGAACCCGAATGGCAATCAATAAGAATTTTGTCATAAAAAATGGGGTTCAGGTCGCTACAGATCTGATCGTTGGTGATTCAGACACCAAGAAAGTAGGTATAGGAACCACGATAGCTGGTTATACCTTACATGTTGGTGCGACAAATGTTGGTGGTAGAGGTGGTATAGGTGCAACAGATGCGGTTATAACTGGTGTAGGTACTGTAAAAGATTTATTAGTTACTGGATATTCTGGGTTTAGTTCCGATGTAAGTGTCAGTGGAATAGTAAGTGCTCAGTCATTCGGTATAGGAACGACAGAAATAATAGATAGAGGAATGCGTTTAAGTGGTATTGCATCACTTGACGCAACAACAACAGCAACAATTGAAGAAGCAATCAGGGTAGGCCCTAACAGTTTCAGTGATCTAAAGGTCTCTGGAATTTCTACATTTGTGGGTGTAGCAACATTTGCCACAGGTTTAGATGTTGTCTCAGGTGTCTCAACCTTCGGTGCACCACTTAGAATTGGTTTTGCTGGAACTACAGACCATGCTGGAGTTGCTTTAGGTGCAACAGTCGGATTTGGAACAAGTGCATTCTTCCAAGATGGTGCTGCCATTTATATGGGTGATGATTCTGATCTAAAGATATTCCACGACTCATCGAATAGCTTCATTCAAGATTTAGGAACAGGAAATTTATATGTTGATAGTAATAGTCTACAGATAAGAAATGCTACGGGAACTGAAACACAAGCAGTTTTCACAGAGAATGGCTCAGTAGATTTATATTTTGATAATTCTAAGAAGACAGAGACCACTAGCGGAGGCTTTAAGGTCACTGGTATCACAACTCTTACCAATAGATTACACGTTCAAGCTGGTGTATCAACATTTGATGCAGACGTAAGATTTGGTATCGGTGCTACTGTAGGATTTGGAACAAGTGCATTCTTTAAAGATGATGCGGCTATATTCTTAGGTGATGATTCAGATCTTAAAATTCATCATGATGGCTCAAATTCTAGAATTCAAGATGTAGGAACTGGTGATTTAATACTTCAAGGATCTGCTGATATTAAATTGCAGAGTGCAAGTGCAGAAAATTATATAGTTGCTAATGATACTGGCTCAGTAGAAATATACTATGATAACTCGAAGAAGCTAGAGTCTACCAGTGGTGGTTTGAATGTAACAGGTATCACTACATTCTCAGATAGAATTAACGTAGTATCTGGTGTATCAACTTTCCAAGATAATGCTAAACTTACATTCGGTGCTCAGAGTGATCTAATTGTATATCATAGTGGATCACATAGTTTCATTCAAGATACAACTGGAACTGGTAATTTATACATTGATAGTAATAGTTTACAGATAAGAAATGCTGCAGGAGATGAGACACAGGCAACATTTGCAGAAAATGGAGCTGTATCTCTTTTCTATGATGACGGAAATGTATTCCAAACAACTCCACAGGGTATAAATGTTAGTGGAGTCACAACAAGTAATAGATTAAACATCAGTGGAGTATCTACCTTTACATCTATCGGTAGTAATTTAATCCCTGATACAGACGGAAGTAGAAATATTGGTGCTGCTGGTAGTGAGTGGCAGGATCTATTCATAGATGGAACTGCTAAAATTGACGCACTAGAGGCAGACACTGCTAAGATTGGAGATCTAACAAACAATAGAGTTGTTATTGTTGGAGCCTCTGGAGAGTTAGAAGATGATGGTAACTTCACATTTGATGGATCTACACTTGCGGTCACGGGTGATGAAACTGTAAGTGGTAAGATTACAGTTGGATCAGGAGCGAGTATTCATAGTTCCACAGGTAATGCTGCATTTGCTGGCATTGTAACCACAGGTGGTGCTCTTATTGTTGGTGCTGGTGCAACAATCAGTGGAGATATTTTACCAGACGCTGATGGATCAAGAGATTTAGGTTCATCCACATTAGAGTTTCAAGATCTATTCATAGATGGAACAGCGAACATTGACACTCTTGCTGCAGATACTGCTGCTATAGCTGATTTAACAGACAATAGAATTGTTATTGCTGGATCTGGTGGAGAACTAGAAGATAGTGGTAACTTAACATTTGATGGATCAACATTAGCAGTCACAGGTGATGAAACTGTAAGTGGTAAGATTACAGTCGGATCAGGAGCAAGTATTCATAGTTCCACAGGTAATGCTGCATTTGCTGGTGTTGTCACCGCAAATGGTGGGATCAACGTTGGAACTGCCGTAACTATACATCCACATGGTGGAGTTTCAATTGCTGGTATTGTTACTATCGGATCAGACTTAAATGTTCAAGGTGATATTGTATATGATGAGATCACTGGTAGAAACCTCAACATTACAGGAATCAGCACACAGGCTGGTCAGGTAAACTTTGGAACATCTGGTGTTGGTGCTACAATCGCAGTAAATGGAAACGCAACCTTTGCAGGTATCGTAACTGCTGCACAATTCCAAGGTGGTGGTGTTGGTGTTGGTATTGGATCAACGACTGATAATCCATTCGCTGGTGAAAAAGTTGGATATGGATTTACATTCATCAAATTCGCTGGGCCAGGAATCACAACAATCTATGCTGATACAAGAGCTGGATACACTGGTTTTGCTACTGTCTTCTTTGAAGGTGGAGGCAGTAGTGTTGGTGCTGCTGGAACTTGGCAAAATGATCAGGTTGGTATATCAACTGCTAAGTCTGTTGGTGTAAATACGAACACGATCAATGATGCAGATCTACAAGGTCGCCCACACGTTGGTGCTGCTGGATCATTCCAAGGTCTTTATATTGGTAATGGTATGATTGTAAATGATAACCAATTAAATGGAGATCATTACATTGGAACCGCATTTGGTGGTATGATGGCAGGCCCCGTTACGATCAACGGAGTGTTGACTGTCGATGGTAGTTATGTGGTGGTATAATGATGATAAATAAAAGTATACAAAAGGGGGAGAGTGAACCCAAATGACAGTAATAAATCCAAATAGCGTTGCTGGTATAAATTCAATCACTGTTGCAAGTGGTAATGCTCTTAGTGTACATAAATCAGACGGAACATTAATAAGAACTATCACTGAGAGTTCAGGTATATCTACATTTACCTCAATCTCTGTAGGTAGTGCAACAACAACAAATAACGCAGACAAAAGTATTAACATAGGTTTAGGTGCATCAATATATCAACATACCGTTAATTCGTTGTCATTAGGAACTCGTGGTGATGAAAGGTTTCTCATCAACTCAACTGGTAGAGTAGGTATAAAAAATAATTTATCTAACACTTTTGACAGTAATGCAAATACTTTATGTATAGGTGATGGTGGTGGTGCTGTTGGATTAACATTCTACACTGCTGCAGCAGCAGATGGATCACACATATCTTTCACAGAATCAACTGGTAGTACATCAGAGGGAATGATATCATATTATCAAGGTAGTTATGGCACTGCTAATGATCGTGATGCTATGATATTTAAAACTAATGGAGGTGAAAGACTTCGCATCACATCAGCAGGCTTAGTTGGTATCGGAACTAACACACCAGTAGAGGAGCTCCATATTACTGCTAGTGGGTATGCAGGGCAAGTTTTTCAATCTGCAAGAACAACATCAACTGATAATATAGGTGGGCCATTATGGCATGATGCTGGTGGTAATGTTAAAGCAAAAGTTCAATCAACTGTTGCTGGTGATCTTAAATTTACTTCTGGTGGATCTAGTGAGACAGCTCGCATCGATTCAAGTGGCCGATTACTTGTAGGTGGCACAGGAAATACCGAATCTGATGTTAGGTTATATCTCCATAATTCATCTGCAGCTGGATCTCAGATACAAATTACTGGTAGTGGATCAGGAACAGGTAATAGTGATGGATTTAGACTTGGATATAATGGTAGTGGTGCTCAGTTGTGGTTATTTGAGAATGAATATCTAAGATTCGCAACTAACAATGAAGAGAGACTTCGCATCGACGCATCAGGTAATATTGGTATTAATAAAACTAGTCCAAATATGGGTAGTCATAGTACTGCATTAACAGTAAGTAATGTGGACTCATCAGCAAGGACTGCTATTGAAATAGAAGGTAATACATCTAACTGTCATGCTGCTATAGACTTTAGAAGTAATGGTACTTTAGTTAGTGCTATTAATAGTAGAGGTACGGATAGATTACAACTTTGCACAGGATCAAGTGGAAATGTTAAAGCAGAGGTAACTGGAGATAATTTTAAAATAGAAGACGGAGACCTAGTAATAGGAACTTCTGGTCATGGTATTGACTTCTCTGCAACTAGTGATGGTAGTGGTACAGATTCAAGTGAACTGTTGGCAGACTACGAAGAAGGCACATGGACGCCTGCTAACACTGTTGGATTAACTTTAGTTAATAACAATACTGCTTATTATGTAAAGGTAGGAAAATTAGTCACTGTTTGGTTTGATATTTCATTCAGAGGATATGCTGATAGTGCTCAGTGTAGTCAAATTCAAGGTTTGCCATATGCTGCTTCAAGTTCTAGTGGTTATCATTCACAAAGTTATAATGTTTGGTATAGCAATACTAATAGTTCTGCAAGAGATTATGATGATGATAATACTTTAATTTACATAAATGGAGGTGATACAACAATCAGAATATGGAGTGTCTCTGGTGGTCACGTAAGAGTAAGATCTTGGGCAGTTGTGGATAGTAATACTGGTAGAAGATTGAGAGGAACTATGACATATATGAGTGCTTAATATAGATAGACCATTCGTTATGTCTATAAACTGATACGCTATAAACCTGTTTTAATCGGAGATTAATCCTAAATGGCCCTTGCTGAAACAATTTTTGTAGATAAATGTGAAGTAGTTTCTTTTGCTTCCACTTATTGTACTGGTAATGAAAAAGTTATATCAATTCAAGTGAGAAAAGCTGATGTAATAAAAAAAGATGGAGTAGAGATTGCAAGATCTTTTCATCGTCATACAATCCAGGCTGGCACAGTTGCTGCTGGATCAACTGCTCTTACCCAAACTGATATTTCTGGAGAAGAGCCAATAGTTCAATCAATTGCTAATGCAGTATGGACTGCTGATAATAAAGAAGCATATAGAGCGTATTTGGTCGGAATACGCAGTGAAGGATTAAGATAAATAACTAGAAAAGTAATAGCATGCCGATAGGAAGACCGCTAGATTTAACTGCTAATGTTGCCACTAAGAGAAT